CCTGGAACCCGGCCAGCGGGTCCTCGGACAGCGGGATCTCCGCATGGCCATCCGCCTTGCGGTCGCCATAGGTAATGAAGGTCACCTTCACCCCGGCGGAGGTCAGCGCCTTCGACAGATCCACGTGCGCGCAGATCACGCCGATGCTGCCGACGCCACCTGTACGGGGCACCAGCACACGGTCGGCAGCGCTGGCGATCGCGTAGCCGGCCGAATAGGCCGATTCGTTCAGGATCGACCAGATCGGCTTCTTGCCGCGCGCGCCGTAGATTGTGTCGACCAAGTCAAAGCAGCCGGCAACCTCCCCGCCTGGAGAGTCGATGTCAAGCGCGATCGCCTCTACCTCCGGGTCGGTCAGCGCCATCAGGAAGTTCTGCCGGATCCCGTCATAGCCGGTCATGCCGCTGTATGGGCGCAACGTCCCAAGCTTCTGCACCAGGGTTCCCTGGACCTCGACGATGGCCACACCGCCCACCACGTCATAGCCCTTGCGAGGGTTCCGACCGGGCTCTGCAAACCCGTATTCGTCGTCATCGAACGCCATCGGCACAAGCTGCGAACCGTCCAGGCGCATGATCTGCCCAACGCCGAGCCGGTCGGCCAGAGCCGCGATGACAATTTCGGCCTTTCGCGGGTGGATGGCGACCGGCGTATTGAACATCCGCTGGCCGAGCCGGGACAAAATATGGTTCATGCCGCGCTGGGCTCCGTGATGGTTTGTGACGCGTCCTCGCCAGCCGCCCACTTGGGCAGCGGGATTCCGTGCTCCTTGAAGCGCGCGATCTCGATAGCGCGCTGCCCGACCTTTTCGCGCCAATCCGCGCCGGCCAGCTCCGCCGCCTCGTCCTCGAGCGTGGACAGGCAGGCATCCATGCCGAGAATGGCGCCCTGCTTTTCTTTGACCGGGTCCACATACCCGCGGCCAGGCCCCATCCATTTCGCGCGCGCGTAAGCCACCCGGCATTCCATAAAGCTCGGCGCCCCAGCAGGCAGCGGAAGGTTGTCAACCTCCATTGCCTCTTCCATGAAAGCGCCATAGATCGGCTGGCCAAACCCGTGGGCGAAGTCGCTGCGACGCCGACCGAAGGTCTTCCATGCCTCGAGCATTGCCGCGCGATAGGAGGAATAGTTCACGTCAGACCAGTTCTGGCTGATCTGTTGCGTCGATGTGCCGGTACCGGCAGCCACGTTGCGCAGCATTGCCGCCTCGAATTCAGCGAAGTTGCTGTTCGGCCGCTGCGCCGAGACGGTGTTAATGCTCTCGCCAGGGAACAGGATCGGCATCCTGGCCTCGCCCAGGGTGATCTTCCGCTCTTTGTGGAAGGCCACGCGCTCCTGCTGGTAGGCGTTCAGCTCCTTCCCGTCTCCCAGTGCCTCTTCCACAAGGGCCGGGTCGAACGGACTCTGGATGTACGCGCCAAAAATCGCATTGATGATGGCCGCATCCAGCTCGGTGCCGTCGTACTTGATCAGCATCTTGAGCCGCTGCAACACTGGGGTCAGAATGCCGGCACCGCCCCGATGCTGCGCCGCACGGTCGTGGTCATAGTCATGCACGATGATCGGCCGGCCCCAGTCGGTCTCACGTGGGACGCGGTCCCAGTGCACCGCCTGCGCCGCATTGAACCAGTCGCCCTGGTGCGCTCGGCGGATGTGGTACGCGACGGCTGCACCATACTCGTCGACCTCGACGCCGCCGCGCATAACCTGCTGGTCAAATCGCTGCTGCGGGTTCGACAGGCGATCCGGGTCGATCACTTGCAGTGTCGTGGCATACTGCGCCCGCCCGGGGCCGACGCGTTCCGGCAGCCACAGGAGCATGGCAAGCGCATCCCCGTCGACCACCTTGTGACGGAACGCCAGTCGCATCATCTGCGCGACCGTCAGGTTGCGCTGGGCGTCGCAGAACCGGCCAGGGTCATTTGCCCAGGTGCGCCAGCTGGCCTCAACGGCCTGGCCAAACTCGTCCGCCCAGACGTGATCAAACCCCTTGATCCCGCTGTAGGCCTGCAGCGCCAAGTAGTCCGGCTTGGAGATGGGTCGGAAGTCGGCACCGATGACGTTGTCGAGGGTGCGGGTGACGGCGGCAGACGCCCAGCCATCATTGCGGACCAGGTCGCGTACACGCGACACGATCCGGTCGCGGTACATGTTGAGCTCGCCGTCCGGCGACCACAGATAGGGCCGCCACTCGGCCATGTGGCCGCCGTAGACGTCAGCAGCATCGTACGGAATGTTCCCTGGCCCGGCCAGCATCGAAGCGCGATTCCGCCTCTGCTCGATCGGCTTACCCGACGAGTCAAGAATTTGAACTGGATTGTCCATTAGCGGAAGTTGAATCGGACAGGGCGGCGCCCACGTTGAATGATGCCGAGCTGGACCTGCAGTTCCTTGATCAGTGCCACCAGGGCACCGACGTTTGCCTGCGTGTAGGTGACGGACTTGGTACCGTCGCCCTGGGCATAGGACGCCGTAACGACTTTCGCGCCGCTCGACAGGTCAAGGTATGCTTGCTGGGCATTGGCCAGAGCAGTCTGCAGCGCGGCCGTGGACATGCCGGCGAAGATGCTCGAACTCGGGTCAAATGCCAAAACAGACTCCCTATTTATGCCAAACGACTGGCGAGTGACTTCTTGACGGGCTGCGTAATCACAGCCGGCGCCGCCTGCAGGCCTGGCACCCAGGCCGGCTTTTCCTCTACTGGCGCTTCGACCTCAGCGACCGACTGTGGAACCTCAATTACCACCGGCGCGGCAACGTCGTCCGCCCGCTGGTTCAGCTTCAGCCCCAGATGGAACAGGCCGCACAGTGCGGCATATCCATAAACGCGGCAGTCCAGCGCCTCATTGGCGCGGCCCGGCGGCAACTCCCACACCCGGTACTTCTGGCCATTGGCGATCTTCACGATCGAGCGTTCGGCCGTCAGCTGGGCGTAGTAGTTGATGTCCCGATCCGCCGGGAAGTGCATATACCCGGGCCCCGCCTTATCCAGATGTAGGCGGGACCGGATGGAGTCCTTCGCCGCATTGACGCCAACGATGACCGGTCGAAACGATGCCTTCGAACGGCGTGTCGGCTTCTTGGTCGGCCAGACCGGACTGCGCTTGCCGCCGACTGCCGACTCACCCTTGACCGCCCAGACCTTGCGGCCCAGCCGAGCCTTCGAGAAGTCGTACACCTTCTGCGTGTGGTGGCCACCGGAGTCGATACAGACGGCCATGGCCTCGAAGCCCCGGCCGTCGGCGCGGTACCAGACGCGCTTCAGGTACGCATCCAGCCGATCCCACGGGTCCGGCGTTTCCATGTCGCCCTCGATCACCTCGTAGGAAATCGACCAGCTTTCTTCGTTCCTCCCCCAGCCAACCACCTCGAGCTCGAAGCGGTCGTCCTGGGTGTCGACGCCGACCGTGACCACGGCGACGCCGTCCGGCACCTCAGCCGGCCAAACCTCGCCGCGGGCCGCCAGCCGGTCTTCCTTCAGCGCCTTGTCCCCGCGATCCTCGTAGGTCTCGCCGAGCACCAAGTTGATGAAAGTCTGGCGCGCCAGCGGGTCATCTTTGACCTTCAGCCATTCCTCCACCAGGTTGCGCCAGGAGGCGTTCGGAAACAGGCTGTATCCGGCCCAGATGTGGAATCCGGCGTGACCCTTAAAGGGCTTCGTCGAGCGCCAATCGCCGCGCTCGACCATCTCCGGCTTGTCCACCTCATGGATGACGCAGCCGTTTTCCTTGCAGACGTAGTAGACGGTGTCGGGCAGGCCGGCGCCGTGTTCGTCCTTGTCCCACTTCATCCCGTGCGGCGTGTCGGGGCCGCCCCACTCGAGCACCTGGTACTCCCCGCAATGCGGGCAGGGCACGTAATAGCGGCGCTCGTCACTCTCAGCGAAGCTCTTCTCGATCCGGCTGAAGCCTTTCACCGTCGGCGTGCTGCCGAGGATGATTTTCCGGTTCCAGAACGACTCGGTCCGCTTGATGCCCAGGGCGATCTGGTCGCCTTCCTTGCCGGCGCCCTGGACCGGGTAGCCGTCCACCTCGTCGAAGGCGACGATCCGTGCAGTGATCCGGCGGAAGCCACCCGGGCTATTTGCGCCCACGAAGGACATCGACGCGCCATTGCGGAAGACCCGCTTCAGGATCTTCTGCTTCGAGTCCTTCTTTTTGAGGTCGCCGACGATCTCGGCGATCGCCGGCGTGTCGCGCAGCATCGGCTCGATTTCCGTGCTGCTGTAGTCCTCGGCATCCTCGACCCGCGGCTGCACCACCAGGATCGGCGATGGGTCCTGATGGATGAAGTAGCCCGCGATGTGATCGAGGATCTTCGTGTAGCCCACCCGGGCCGACTTCTGGACGGTGATCGTCGTCACGGTCGGGTCGGTCACCGCGTCCATAATCCCGTTCTGGTACGGGAAGGCGCGGAAGCGGCCGGTCTGGGCGCTGGTCTCGCGCGACAGCACGGCATACTTCGCCGCCCACTCGCTCAGCGTCAGCTTCGGGGGCGGCTGGATGTTGCGCCGGCGCGCGTCCAGCAGCTCGGCGCGCAGCGCTTGATAACCGTTGGCGTACCGCCGCGCGTCAGGCGGTGCGACCAACTCCGTCACGGGTCAACTCCTCCAGGGCTTCGACAATGATTTCCTGCAGGGCGTCCTGCACTTCCAGCACCGTCTTCAGGCGCTGGATCCGCGGGGCGTGCTCAGCAGGGATGGCCAGCAGACGGGTGCGGACCTTGGCGTATTCCTCGCCGACCGCGCGCGCGACGTCCGCGACCTCGACCACCAGGCCGGCGTCGCGGTCGTACTCGAGCTGCGCCTTCAGTGCCAGGTAGTTCTCCTTTACCCGGCGCGCCTCGTCGAAATTCATGTCCGCGCCGGTCGCAACCAGGAGGCGGACGGCGGCCTGCTCGGCGCTCTCGCCGTCCCGGATTGTTACCTGCGCGGAGGCCGGGGTAACATCGCGCGGCTTGTTACCCTGCTTGTTACCTTGGGCCGGTTGGGTAACAGATTCGGAGGCGTCGCGCCGGTACTTTTTCAGCAGCGCGTTCGACGCCTCGACATCGACCTCATCGCCCGCAAACACAAGCCAGCCGCGCTCCTTCCACTTTGTCACCGTCTTGCGGCTGACGCCGTGGAGTGCCGCGAATGCACTTTGCTTCATGAGCGATTTGTTACCTGTTACCCAAATTTGAAAACTGCGTAGCTAGAGAAAAATCGCGGTGCGCAATTGCCCCCGCTACAGGGGGCCCCGGGAAGGACCCGGTGCGCCTCGCGTCACTTCCTCGCCGTGGCCATCGCGCGCGCCAGCGCTGCGCTGAGCTCGCGCCTGAACGCCGCACCGACCACCTTGCGCGCCAGGTCCTGATACCCGAGTCGTTGCTTCGCCTCGTGCGCGTCCTGGAACTTGATCAGCAGCTTCAGGCCAGCCTTCTTCCCGCGTGTCGCCTTCGAGCGCTGCCACACACCATCCACCTCGCCGGCGCTGGTCTTGACCTTTCCGACGAAGACGTTCTTCTTCGAAGCCAGGCGCTTGACCGTCGTGCGCGGCAAGTTGCCGTACTGGTTGACCTTCTGGCCGACAGGCTTGATCAGGGCGCGGGCGTTCAGCTTGTTTGGGCCGCCGGCTTCATATGGAAGCAGATATGCCGCCGCGATGTCCTTGACGTAGACCATCGCCGTCAGGCTGGTCTTGTTGGCCGGCTTGATGCTAACCGAGTTCAACGTGAAAGGCGTCGGCTTGTCCAACACCTTCGTCATATTGTCCCTTTGGGCAGCCTGCACTTGCTTCGCCACGGCATTGATTGCTTGTGCCGTGGCAAAAGGCAACTGCTTGCTCGCGATGGCGTCCAGGCTCTTCTGGAGAGCCTTCACATCAAAGCGAACCGAGATGTCAATCATGACGGAAAAAGAAGGCGCCCCGCATTCGGAGCGCAAGCCCA